GGCCTATTTGGGTTGCTAGCGAAAGGATTAAGGGACCGTGACCACAAGGAATCGGTATTTCGAGGTTATTGCCCCTGCTACTACCTTCACCGTGAGAACGTTCCACCCTGACGGGTCGCCCGATCTCACGTTGCCAGGTTTCAGCACGGGCACTTTCCTCGTTAGCAACTCTTCGATTGAAGATGTTGCTAGATCGCGGGTTTACATCAAACCCGTCGGTCATACCAAACGATCTGTTAGGTATTATCCTAACATATCGCCTGCTCTCTTCACTAACGGTTACTCACAGACTTACGAGCCTGTGCCTAACAACAATAGTGCAGAGATCCAGGCCTTTGTAAGTGGTCACAACCCCACTGGTCCCTCTGGCGCAGCCGTTGCACTCCTCACTGACAATGCCTTTCGGGCAATGTCGGATCAGGTCCCTCAAGAGGTTGACTTAGTCAACTTCGGGTTGGACTTGAGAGAGATGGGTTCTTTGATCCCATCCCTTGCGGAGAACATGGCACGGACTGTTTCTGGGGGCTATCTGACGTACGCCTTTGGATGGAAACCATTCATCGGCGATCTTCAGAAGCTAGGACATCTCAACGCTACTGTCACCAAACGCCTTAATTGGCTTAAGGAGACAAGGGGCAGAGAAGTCCGTCTCGGATATTCGTCGTCTTGGCCTTATGAAGGCACAAGTACGATTGATATCGGAGGTTACTCCCAGGCCACTCTCACTTCCTCCGAACGAAGATTCAGGGCAGGTGCTTACCTGTTCCATCTTCTCGAGCGCTTGGATGGAATTGAGGGTCAGTTGAGGGCCTTCTCCTCTGCTCTCGGTCTGCTCAATCCTAGCGCAGTTGTCTGGGAAAGAATTCCCTTCAGCTTCGTTGCGGATTGGTTCGTGCGGACCGATGGCATAGTGAACTCCTTACAACTCCAACCCTTTAGTGGGGCTTGGAATTTAAGGAGGATCTCCCATTCTTTCTACGTAAAGGAAGAATGGACGATCAAGAGTACGTATACAGGAGCAACCAATACATTTGGCCTCCTGCAATCGACTCTTGTCGTGGAGAAGTACAGTAGGGCTCCCTTTCTTCCTGTGTCTTCTTCGTTGTTAACGGAGACGACACT